CTCTTGTATCACCCACACCCGACCCCCACCCCCAACACAGGGGGGGGGGGGGGCCCAAACCAATTTAAAGACCATGAGCGACACAACACTATTCGACATCCTCCGGGCATTCCAGATGCGCGACACCAGCGACGACGCCGAAATACGCGCCCTCACCGACCGGGACATAACGCGGGCAATCGAGCGCCACCACGCCCGCCAAAACCAACGCAGACCAAGACACAAACCAGCACCCGCATACCGAGACCCGACCGGCTGGGATGCTGCACGAAACGCTGACAAGGATAAGAACAAGCGAAAGACCCGCCGCCCCCGGCGCGGCGTGGAACTACGCGGACAAGTGATAGAGGTACCTACAGTTGAGCTTGACACCTTACTACCAGGATGAGCATGTCACCCTTTATCACGGGGATTCTTTAGAACTATCGGATACGTGGGTTGGCGCTGACGCTCTTATCACTGACCCACCCTATGGCATCCGCTATTCGACCTCTACATCAAAATGGGCTGGCAGCAAGAATTTCAAGCGCCGCGCCGGGGGGGGGGGTCATAGCAAACGACCAAAACCTGGAAGTCCGGGATGCTGCTCTCGCTGTGTGGGACGAAGCTAACAAGCTGGATAAGCCAGTCGCCATGTTCGGTACGTGGCGTAAACCACGCCCACCGCAAACCAAGCATCGGCTTATCTGGCACAAAGACAGCAATATTTTAGGGCACCTTCCTAACCCATTCACGCTCAAGGATGAAGAAATATACGTGTGGGGCAAAGGCTGGAAGAGGGAACGGCCAGCGCTTGGATCCGTAATAACTACCCATGAGAACCGCACAGCGCTGACAGGCCGGATAGGTCACCCAACACCCAAGCCTCTTGACTTGATGCGCACCATTATCGGGCGCGTGGACAACGACCAAGCCGTCATCGCTGACCCATTCTCTGGGGCTGGCTCAACGCTTATTGCTGCGTGGCAGCTCGGGCATAAAGCAATCGGTGTTGAGCTTGAAGAAGAGTACTGCGAGCTGATAGCCATGCGCCTTGAGCATTGGCAGCGGTACGGCGGGGAAATCACCAGGAAATACCGGCTCTCTAAAACTAGTGGGGACGCTCTTGCCGAAACCCTGCTATGACGAAAGGGGCAGAGATGGAGATGGAGAATGACGCAGCAGCAGGAGAAGCCGCCGCGTAGGCGCTGCAAAGCCCGTAACCGGCGCGGGGGCCAATGCAAACGCTACCCGATACCCGGCGGTACCGTCTGTAAAATGCACGGCGGGGCCGCGCCGCAGGTCAAACGCAAAGCCGCTCTGCGGCTCCAAGAGCTGGTAGACCCGGCCTTGAAAGTGCTCGCCCGCGAAATGGTGAGTGCCGAAAAATCAAGCGACAGGCTGCGCGCCGTCGAAAATGTCCTGGATAGGGCCGGTATAACCAGGAAGCAGGATCAGGTGGACGAGACGACGGCGCAGGAGATGCTGATATCTAAGCTGCAGCAGATGACCGGACAATAAAAACACGGGGGGCGGGTGGGGTGTATGGACTTCCTGAAAATGGTGGCCGCCTACCCGCCCGAGATGGTAGCGGAGGCCGTAGCCTCACTACCCGATCACGTGGCGCAGAAGCTCCTAGAATCCATCACCACCGCATCCGGTAAACCCGCATACGGCACGCCCGGGGAGCTGGCGGCCGCACTAGACGAAAGGACAGTGCAGACACCGGCGCTAGACCTGATCGACCAGAAGCTAGTGAAGGCGTTCAACACACCGGATTCGCGGCTAATCATCAGCATGCCCCCGCAGGAGGGTAAATCGCAGCGCGCCTCCCGCCGGTTCGTTGAGTGGGTGCTCACGCAGAGGCCGGACACGCGGGTAATCATCGCCTCCTACCAGCAGGAGATAGCCACGGAGTGGGGCGGGGTTATTCGTGACGACATCCGCGATAACGCGGCGAAACTAGGCATACGTGTGCGCCCCGGTTCATCCTCAAAGCAGTTCTGGAAGCTGGACGGGCACGAGGGGAGCGTGTTCTGCGCGGGCGTAGGCGGCGCAATGACCGGTAAACCGGCCGACCTGCTGATTATCGACGACCCGGTGCGCGGTCACAAAGATGCCTCCTCACCCACCATTCAAAAGGATCAATGGAACTGGTGGACGGGCACCGCCGCCGCGCGTCTCGCCCCCGGCGCCCCCGTGATTCTAATCCTCACCCGGTGGCACGATAACGACCTGGCGGGGATGCTCATGCGGGAAAACCCCGGCGAATGGGAGTTCTTGCGTATCCCAGCGCAGGCAGACCATAAGCCGGAGGCCGGGGAGGAAGACCCGCTAGGGCGGGAACCCGGCGAGTTCATGGTGTCCGCGCGCGGCCGCACACAAAAGAACTGGGAGAAACGCAAGCGGGAGGCGGGGCCGAAATCATGGGCCGCCCTATACCAGGGCACGCCATCACCCGACGAAGGCGGTATCTTCCCCGGTACGTGGGCGCGCTACAGCAACCCCATCTGGGTTGAACAGCCTACCGGTGAGCGGGTAATCCACGGCATCGGCCCAGAGGACGAAATCATTCAATCCTGGGATCTGGCTTTTAAGGGCACCGACCAATCCGATTACGTGGTGGGCCAAGTCTGGCTGCGCAGGGGTCCCCGCTGCTTCCTGCTGGATATGCGGCGTGAGCGGCTTACATTCATGGAGACGCTAGACGCGATCAAGGCAATGTCCGCGAAATGGCCGCAGGCCGTAGCGAAATTCGTTGAGGACAAAGCTAATGGCCCTGCGGTCATCAACTCCCTGCGCGGGAAAGTCGCCGGGATAATCCCAGTCACACCCGACGGCGGTAAAGTCGTCCGCGCTAACGCAGTCTCGCCACTAGCGCACTCCGGCGACATCATCCTGCCCGAGCCGCACCTGCTACCAAATGTTGAAGAGCTGGTTGAGGAAGCGAAGCTTTTCCCGAATGGGAAGCACGACGACGCGGTGGACGCCATGACACAGGCAGTGAACCAGCTCGGCATCAACCCCATCACCGGCGGGGACACGATAGAAGACGCCGAAGAATGGGGTGAGGACGGGTACAGCATCGGATTCTACTAAAAGAAAGGGGTGGCTATGGGCCGCCTGCAAAGCATCATCGAATCGGCGCGCGAGACCATTACGGGCGCGTTCAACGGCCCGGCCCGTGAGCTAGAGGCCGCAACCGCGCAGCTGCGTGAGTCATTCTCCACGATTGAGGGGATGATGGCGGACGACGCGGGGTGGAGGCGCCTCACCACCATAGGCAGCGAGGAGTTCACCCTAGCCGGTGTGAAGCGCAATAGCGACGTGTGCAGGCTAATGTCCGTGTCCGACCCGCTGGTGAAGCGTGGCGTGCACGTCCGCGCCGGGTACGTTTTCGGCGCCGGTGTGGGTGTTACCGCCAAAGCAACAGCGGAAAACAGCAGCCAGGATGTGAACGCCGTCATACAGGCTTTTTGGGATGCTCCCGCAAACCGGCGCGCACTCACAGGGATGCAGGCACAGCACCGGCTAGAACACGCGCAGGCGACCGACGGGAACATCTTCATCGCCCTACGCACCGACCCCAACAGCGGGGCCGTAACCGCCCGCACCATCCCACTCACCGAAATCACCGGCGTACTCACCAACCCCGAAAACGCAGCGGAGCCACGCTACTATTTGCGCTCCTGGACAGAAAAACTGTACGACGCCGCGAGCACCCAGACCGTCCGCAAAGAAGCCTACTACCCCGCCCTCGGTTGGCGGCCCGTAGCGCAACCCCAAACCATAGGCGGCATCCCCGTAGACTGGACAACCCCCATCCACCACCAAGCCGACGGATCACCCGACGGCTGGGCCTGGGGCGTACCCGACATCTTCGCAGCCCTACCCTGGGCACGCGCATACAAAATCTACCTTGAGGACTGGGCGCGGCTCATGCGCGCACTAGCACGCATAAGCCACCGGGTAACAGCGAAAAACAACAAAGCAGCTGCAGAAGCCCGCCGCGCACTACAGCAGGCGGCGCTATCACCCACACCCGGGGTAATCGGTGCCGTAGACGCAACCGTAGAGGCCATGCCCAAGACCGGGGCGACAATCGACGCAGAATCAGGGAAACCCCTAGCCTCAATGGTCGCCGCCGCCCTAGGCGTCCCCGTCACCATGCTGCTAGGCGACCCAGGGCAGACCGGGGCGCGGGCAGTAGCCGAGACACTAGACCGGCCAATGCTCAACGACCTCATGGCGCGGCAACACCTCTGGCAAGAAACCTACAGGGCGATCCTAGGGCACGTCATCGACGCCGCCATAGCCGCACCACAAGGCCCCCTCAAAGGCACAATCAAGCAGGCCGCCGGGCAATGGGACATCACCCTACCCGACGGGGTAGAACGCACCCTAGTGTTCCACTTCCCCGACCTCAACGAGCAGACGCTAGCCGAAACAATCGACGCCGTAACCAAAACCTACGGGACAGGGCTAGTACCCTACGAAACCCTAGCGCTAATCACCCTGCGCGCACTAGGAGTACGCGACCCCGACGAAATCATAGCGGGCATGACAGACCCCGCCACAGGGGAGTTCATACCCGCCGGGGCCAACCTAGCCGACGCAATCATAGCGCAAGCAACACGCGGAGAGAGGAGCGACGAATGACCGTGCACATGGCAGCCGCCGAAGCCGCACAACGCCTCAAAGACCAAACCGAACGCATGCTAGCACTCCCCGAGACCACACTAGCCACACAATGGGCCGCAGCATGGGAAACACTAGAGGCAGCATTCGCCGACGCCATCCGGGCGGCACAAGACCCCACAACAGGGGCAGCCCCCGGGTGGCGCATCCTCCAAGCCAACCGCACCCACGAAGCCCTAGCGCACGCCCGCGAAAAACTAGAAGAACTCCTCTCCGAATACACGGGCATCACCGCAGACATCACCATCCCCGACGCGATCAACAGCGCACTAGACGCACACGCCAGGATGGTAAAAACCCAGCTACCCCTCACCTACGCCCTCTCCCACACCCTCAACACCATCACACCCGAAGAAATCGACTGGATGGTACAGCGTACAACACAGCGCATCACCACCCACACCCTGCGGCTCCCCGCAGAAATCGAAACCAAACTAAAACACGCCCTCATACGCGGCACCGCAACAGGGGTGAACCCAGAAGAAACCGCGCGGCAACTCCTAAAACAAGTAGGCGACGCATTCAAAGGCGGGCTGCCCCGCGCAACCATGATCGCCCGCACAGAAACCCACGACGCGCAACGCCACGCAACACAACAATGGGAGAGCCGCAACACCGACATCCTAGAAGGCTGGGTATGGGTAGCCGCCCTAGACAAGCGCACATGCGCCGCATGCATCGCAATGCACGGCACCACCCACCCCACCACAGAGCCAGGCCCAAACGACCACCACAGGGGACGGTGCACCCGCGTCCCAAAGACCAAACCCTGGGCACAACTCGGCATCAACCAGACCGACACCGCACCCAAAATCCAAACCGGCGAGCAATGGTACAGGTCACTAACACCACAAGCGCAAGCCGACATACTCGGTGCCCAGCGCGCCCACCTCATAAACACCGGGCAAATCCCATTCACCGCCCTAGCCCAAAGAACCACAAACCAGGGCTGGCGCGACACCATCACCCAACGCCCACTAAGCGACCTAAAACAGAAAGCCAAAAATGCCTAAAACACTCACCCGCGAATCAGCAGGCGGACAACCAACCAGCGACCTCACCGGCGCAAAAATCGCAATCACCATCATCACCCCCGGCCAAGGATCAAGCGGCTACTACCCCCCCGAAACCATCGCCGCCGCAGCCCACCTCTTCCCCGCCGGAACACACATGTACATCAACCACCAAACCGAAACCGAAGAATGGGAGAGGCCAGAAGGCGACCTCAACCAACTAGCCGGAGCACTAGCAACCCCCGCCACCATCAACCCAGAAACCGGGGCACTAGAAGCAACCGCCGAAATCTTCGAATCACACCGAAAATTCCTAGCCGACCGCGCACACATCATCGGCGTAAGCATCAACGGAACCGCCAGCATCAACCCCGACGGCATCGTAGAAGCCATCCACAGCATCCGCTCCGTAGACTTCGTAACCCGCCCAGGACGCGGGGGACGAATCGACCAAATCCTAGAACACCAGAAGGAGTCCGAAGGCGAAATGCCCAAACCCCATGAACAGCAAAACCCCGTGGAAGAAATCACAGGCACCAACGACACCCTGGAAAACAACACCCCCGGTGAGGCCGTGGCCGGTGAAAAGGCACCCGCCAGCGACGAAAACACCGCCGAGGCAGGCGCCGAAGCAGTAGATCCGGAGCCGGGGCCGGTGGAGAATGACGGGTGCGCCGAATCGGCCCGTGAGTCCGCCGTGTCTGAGGCTGCCCGCCTCGCTACCGAGAATAAGGCGTTGCATGAGCGCATCGCAGTGTTGGAGGGTGAGGCGCGCCGCACCGTCGTTGAGTCCATTGTTCGTGAAGAGTTCCACGGCATCAACGCACCCCATGCGGTGAAAACCCTCACAGAGGCCGGGGCGGCGGACAAGAACCTAGACCCCGAGGCGTTCCGTGAAAGCGTCCGCGCCCATGCTGCAGAATACCCGCGCGCCCCCTATGGCGCACCCGGCGTCTACGGCATCCCCGCCGGTGGTGGGGATACCGTCACCGAATCCGACATCATCGAAGCAATGAAAGGCTAAACCATCATGGCTAAAAACCTCGTCTACCCCCGCGCCGAACACATCAGCGTACCCTCACCCGCCGACGTGAAAAGCGGCGAACCCGTAGTAGTCGGCACCAACGACGCCGGGTACGCCGGTGTAGCAATCATCGACGCAGCGAACGGGTACCCCGTCACCCTAGACCTCGTAGGCTCCTGGCTGATCCCCGTGAAGGAGAAGGTGAACGCCGGGCAGCGCGTGAACGTCGGCACCGACGGTAAGCTCACCACCGGGGCAGGCAAGAAATGGGGTGTAGCCCTGGAAGGCTCCGCAGCCCCCGGCGCCGACGCCCACGTGAAGCCACTCGGCGCGTTCTAACCAATCCCCCAACAAGAAGAGAGAAAACTCATGAGCAAAGACTTTCTACACGCGGACAAAATCGCTGAGGCCGGTGTGCCCGGCGGTGATCGCATCATTGAGGCCGCACGCCTGTTCCGTGCAGGCATGACCGGTACCCCCTCCGCCCAGGCCCGCCTGAGCGAAGCCATGACTACTAGTGACTTCCCTACGCTGCTGGGGCAGGCCCTAGAAATCGACATGCTGCACACGTACCGCGACTACGTGCCGCAGTGGCAGGGCATCGCCGACACAACCGAGGTGGCGGACTTCCGACCCAAGACCCTCAAAGACCTCTTCGGCCCCGTAGACTACGAGCTGGTGGCGCAGGGCGAAGAGTACAAGGCCACATCGCTGAGCGACACCAAGCACGAAATCAAGGTGCAAAAGTACGGCATCACCCTCCCCTTCACCTGGGAGATGCAGCTCAACCAAGAATGGGAACAGCTCGCACGCATCCCCGACCGCCTAGCGAAGGGCGCACGCAAGCGCGAAGACCGCGCCGTAATCGAAGCCTTCGTAAGCAACGCAGGCCCCCGCGCCACCTTCTTCAAGGGCAAGGCCGCCGTAGCAGCCAAGCCGCTCACCATCGCCAACCTTTGGGAAGCGTACAAATCCATCACCCAGCGGTTGAATAACGACGGTGACCCGGTAGACACCGGCAGCCTCGTGCTAGTAGTCCCCAAGACCCTTGAGGCAGATGCGCAGCGCATCCTCAACACCGAGCGGATCAAAACCACCGTGGGGGACACCACCACCGAAGAGAGCAACTATCTGCGCGGCGTGTTCACCCTCAAGGTTCTTGACGGCCTCACCGCCGTAGACAAGTCCACCAAGGCCGCCACCACCTGGTACGTGCTCCCCGGTGTCGGAACCACCAACCCCGCCCTGGTGAAAGCCAGCCTGCGCGGGTACGCCGAGCCGGACATTCGTGTGAAGAACGACGCGGGCCGCAACGTCGCTGGTGGAGACATCGACCCAACCGCCGGCTCTTTTGACCGCGACGTAATCACCTACCGCGGCCGCCATGTCACCGGCGCAACCGCCGTATACAACACTGCCGTGTACGCATCTACCGGCGCATAAAACAGGATGGAGGGCCGCGCCCATGATAGAGAGAGATATTAGCCGGGTGCGGCTCCTCATCGCCGACCTGCCGAAGGATGGGGAGGCGGGGTGCGGTACGGGCACCCTGCTCACCGATGTGCAGTTGGAAGACCTGCTAGACCTGTCCGGCGGGAACGTGAAGCGGGCCGCAGCCCGGGCGCTCCGCACCATCGCCACTAGCGAGGTGCTGCTGTCCAAGAAGATAACGCAGCAGGATTTATCGGTTGATGGCCCGGCGGTTGCGGCTGAGCTGAGGGCGCAGGCTGACGCGCTGGATGCTGAGGCGCAGCGTGACGAAGACCGGGCGGGTAGCACGGGTGCGTTCTGGGAGGCTCTGGGTGGCCTGCACGGCTCGGCTATGAGTGAGGGCGCATCCCCCCGGGCCACCGCACCCTATGGGGGTGGGTTTGGTTGGTACTAGCTAACAGCCGTGTCGTCCCGAAGGGGTGGGGTGCTAGGCAGGCCCCCGTCCTGCTCGGGTCGATGAACAGCACGTGCGCCCTATACTCACCCGGGGCACCCGACAAAGATAACCCGCTAGAAGGGCCGGGGGAGCCGCGCATAGAGTATGAGGGCATCCCCTGCCGCGTGCAAGAGCTAAACCTATCGGGCAACACGCAGGATGCTACGGGGCAGCTTGACGCGGCCCGCCGCGAGTACCGGGTGAGTATCCCGCTACAAGTTGAGCGGCCCCGCGTCGGCTGGGTAGTGCGCATCACAGGAAGCGACGACCCGGGCACGGTAGGCCGCGAACTCACAGTGCGGCAAATACTCTACGGAACGGAGCTGCCATGCCGCGACCTGGTATGCACAGACCCGCTCCAAGAAAACGGGAGGGCGCGGTGACTAAAAGCATCGACATCACCGAGCTAGCCGCCATCAGCGCGAAACTAGCCGCCATACGCCCCCGCACCGAACAGGTGCTAGCGAAAGGTGCAGGGGACATCGCGGCGCAGGCGGCCGTGATAGCACCCATCCGCACCGGACACCTGCGGGCATCCATCAAACCCCGCCGGGTAAGCAGCGATGAGTACGCGATCACCGCCGGGGCAGCATACGCGGGCTTCGTTGAGTACGGCACCGTGCACATGCGGCCCCGCCCGTACATGCGGCCCGCCACTGATGCGGTCATACCGTCTGTGGAGAAGGCGCTATTGGAGGTTGGGGGGAAGATTTTCTGATGCGAATCACGGAGATAATAAGCGCGCTCACCGCCGCCCTAGATGGCATTCAGAACACGACAGTGTACGCGGGTACTATCCCCGCCGATGTGCCGCTCTACCGTGACGGCCGCACCCCCAAGCCCTACATCCTCCTGTGGGTCTCGCAGCCTACGGGGATTGACGCGATGCGGAGCGTAGCGGGGTGCGCCGACCGCGATTCACAGACCCTCACCATCCAGACAACCCTAGTAGGTGCCGATGTGAACACGGTCATGCACCTATCGGAAGAGGTGCGGGGCCGCCTCACCGGCCTTACTGTAGGCGGGCATGAGGTGAGGCCGGACGAGCCGCAGCAGCAGACCGCGTACCCCGAATTTGACACAACGACACCACCCGCCCGGGCATACGTCCCCCTGGTGTGGCGTCTCACAACACAATAAACGAAAGGTGAAAGCAGCATGGACGGATTCGTGCGTGTAGCCCACAGTGTAACCGGGCTAATCGTAGAGGTGCCCGAGCACTACCTGAAACTATTCCCCGGACTCTACCGCGACCTGCCCTCAACCGAGGGGCGCGTGCAGCCGGTCACAGAAATAGACCCCAAGGCAACCAACAATGGAGGTAAGAACTAATGGCAGTCCCCCCGGGCCGCACCCTTGCAGGTGCTAAAACAAAGCTTGTTCTCATTCCCGCCGGTGGCATCAAAAACCCGGCTGCACCGACCATCACCGAGCTAAACGCGGGCAAGGACGCATCGTGCCGCCTGCTAAAGGACGGCACGCACGTTGGTGCGGCCGCATCCGAGACTATCGACGGCATGGCCGCCCTCTGCGAGGACTCCAACGCGAAGACGTTCGGCAAGGCCAACTTTGAGGGTAAGCTCGTCCCGTTCCGCTGGTTCAATAAGGCGAAGCCGGGGCAGGCTGATCCGCAGGGCGACGAGATTTTTCAGATGCTCAAGACTAAGGGCACCGATATTTTCGTTGTCGTCCGCGTCTCCGCCAAGCCCTATGATGCGCCGTTTGAGGCCGAAGACGAGATTAGCGTGTATCAAGCCGTGACCGATACCCCCCGTTACCCGGAGGGTGAGAACGGTAGTGAGGGTTACATTCGCGCCGAAGTCGATTTGGCTGTGAATAACGGTTGGCCGTTCATCGCGGCTAAGGCGGCCTAATAGTCCTGCCACCCGTGCGGTGGCTCCCCCCGCGCTCCACCATAGGCGGTGAGCGCGGCTCATCCCCCTTGGCCGGGCCGGGTTTAGTGTGTGCCCCGGCCCGGTTGAGGGCACTTTAATCACACGCGAAACACACACGATAAGGACATGATTCATGGCTACCAAGAAGAAGACCCCCGCAACCACCGCACCGGCCCCGGCTGGGTTCAACCTCACCGACTGGATCACCGGCGGCACTGAGCACCGTCTCACCCGCACCGCCCTGCTGGCGCTGGACGCTAACGATGCTGAGCGCATCGCCGAACTGGAGGCCACTATTAAACGGCTGTCCGGGCCGGAGGGTGCGGCCCCGGCCGGTACCGAGGCGCTGGGTGAGGTGAGCAACGCGGACAAGCTCACCGAGGCGCAGGACGAGCTGGAACACCTGCTAGGCACCGTGCAGACCGCCGAGGTAGTGGTTTACGGGCTGGTAGACACCGAAAGCGAACGCATCCGCGAAGAATACAAGGCCGCTGGCGGCACCGACGAGGGCATTAAGAATGATGATGTGCGGCTCTGGTACCGCATCCTAGCGGAGGCGGCGACACTGGAAGGGCACCGGCTCACCCCCACCGAATGGGAGGGCGTGCACGAGACTATCGGCGGGCAGTTCGTGCGGGTAATCGGCGCATACGTTGAGGCCGCTAACGCCGCCGTGGGCTTCGAGGTGTCGCCCCGGTTTCGTAGCTGACTGCCTCATTTGTGAGGAACACGCGGGTGGCCTGCTGGCGTTGCAGGCCGCCCGTGAATGGGGTGTAGCCCCGCATATCCTGCTTGGCGGTGAGGGGCCGTGGACTGACGCCGACCGTATCGCCGTGATGGGCCTCGCCCTGTATGAGCGTGAGCTGTGCAAGGAGTGCGGGCGGCACACCAGTATTTGCCGCAACCCGAAGTTCTCCGGCTGGTTCGAGGTGGAGCAGGAGACGTGCTTTGCGAAGGCGGCGGTTGATCGTGTGACTAGTGGGAAGAATTTCCGGCCGGAGCCGGGGCGGATTATGTTCCCGGTGCTTGAGGATTTGCGGGATGATCCCGCGTTTGTACCTGACGATGTTGTTTAGATGATTTGGAGATGGGTTTATGGCTGCGGAGCAGAAGGTTACGGTACGCCTACGCGCTGATGTGAAGCAATTCACTGAGGGTATGCGGCAGGCCGGTAAAATAGCGAAAGACGCTGCCAAGAACACCGAAAAATCATTCAGAAACACCGAAAAATCCACGCGCCAGGCCGGGGCCGCCGCCGCTAAATCCATGCGCGGCATCGGCACCGAAGCCCGCAAAACCGCCACCACCTCAGAAAAAGCACTGCGCGGCATCGGCACCACCTCACGCCGCTCAGCATCCGAGGCCGCTAACGCCATGAAACGCATGGGCGAAATAGCTAAGGGGGCGGGGGCGCAGGCGCAGCGGGCCGCGAACGTGCGCGGCGGCACCGGTGACCTCGGCGCACCCTGGCGGCGGCTAGCTGCAGACCAGCGGGCCGCCGTAGCATCATCGCGCGCAGCCTCAGCAGAGGTGCAGGCCGCAGTGGTAGCGGCAGGGCACGCCCGCGCCGGGGGCGGCGCATTCACCGCCGTATCAGCTGGGGCGGCAGCGGCTTCACGCGACGCCTCTAAATCACTGTCCGGTATCGGCTTAGCAGCCGCAGAGAG